ATCTATGGCCGACTGGATGACGGCACCATGGGTATGGGCGTTGTCGGAAAAGACGGCAGCTTCAAAAAGGTCGACACCGGTGGCCTACAGGTACTCGGTCCCTACGACACCAACGCATTGAAGGCCGCCGGCACTGCCTACGGCAAGGGCACTGGTCAGGCACAGTTCGACGTGCCGGCTGCTGAACTCACGATGCAGGAAACGCTCGGTGCCATTCAGGACATCAAGAACAACAAGAAGGGCGCTGACGAGCAGTTCAGCATGGGCGGTCTGCAGCAGATGACGCCGGCTTGGCCAGGCTCGGAGAAGGCGAACTTCCGCAATGCGGTCGCTCGCGGCGCCGATCAGGCCTTCCTCCAAGCTCGCGAAATGCTGCGTGGCGGTGGCCAGATTACCGACTTTGAAGGCCGCAAGGCAGAGAACGCCATCACCAACATGACGCTGGCCTCCGAGTCCGGCAACAAGGCGGCCTTCGATGCCGCGCTGAAGGACTTCGAGGAGGCGGTGAAAGCTGGCTATGCCAAGTTGGTTCAGCAGGCGTCCACCATGCCTGCGTTCGGTGGCGGCGCAGCCCCCCAGGCTTTGACCAGCGGCAACGTCACATCGACCGGCGTTCAGTGGAGCGTTGAACCCTAATGGCAACGCTGACCGTCAACGGCCGCAAAGTGAAGGTGGACGACAGCTTCTTGTCGCTGTCCCCTCAGCAGCAGGAAGCGACCGTCAACGAAATCGCGGCGTCGATGGGGCAGGGCGCTCCGGCCGCGGCCGCGCCGACGCTTGGTCCTGGCGTGACGCAGTTGCAGGGCAAGGTTGCCGACCTACCATCCAAGCAGGTCGAACGCCCGTCCCTTCTCAATTCCACCATGGCGACGGTCAACGGCCTCAGCGCGTCTGTGCCCGGACTACAGAACGTTACGGATGCTATCGGTGGCACCGTAGCGCAGGTGATGGGCGGCAACTACGACCAGTACATCGATCGTCAACGCCAGCTCCGCGACAGCTTCGCAGCGTCCGCGCCTCTCGCGCGTCTCTCTGGCGAAATCGGCGGCACGGTGGCTGGCATGGGCGCGCTCGGCTCAACAAAGCTTGGCGCCGAAGCTCTCGGCATGTCTGGGCAGGGGCTTGGCAAACTGGTCAACGCCGGTCTGTCGTCCCAGGGTCTCTACACTGCGGACCAGTTGACGAAGGGCAAGGGCGGGCTCGAGGCGACTGGATACGGCTTGCCTGTTCTAGCGGGCGTAGGAGGCTCACTGGCGGGCGATCTGGTTTCAGGCATTGGCGGCAAGGTCGCGGACGCCGTGACGGCTGGCGCTCAGCGCAACCTCACCAAGAAGGCCATTGTCGGGGCTCCGTCCGCTACCGACCTCAAGAGCGCTGCATCTCAGATGTTCGAAGCGTCGACCGGCGGCAAGCCGCTCATGGTCAACGACAACGCCTATTTTCGTTTCCTCGGGGACGTAAAGCAGGTTGCGGACAAGTTCCGTATCAACGCCGACAATGACCAGCAGTCGGTCGGCCTGCTCAACACGCTGATGCGGATCGCCGACGAAACGGCAACTGGCACCAAAGTCGACATGAAGGACCTTCACCTGATCCGGCAGTTGGCTGGCAGCGTTGCCGACAGCTCGCAGGGGCGCGATGCGGCGTTTGGTCGTTCGGTCATTTCCAAGATGGACGACTTCATCAAGACGCTGAAGCCCTCAGACATTCTTGGCGGTGCTGATCCGAAGCAAGCGGCGAACGACCTGCTGATGGGCATCTCGACATGGTCGCGCGCCAGCAAGGTTGCGGCCATCGAGAAGGCCATCAATGCTGGTCAGGTAGCGGCGTCTGGTCCAGAGAAGGGTATCCGGAACGCTCTACGCGCAATCGTCAAGGACGAGCAGACGTGGAAGACCTTCACCAAGGCTGAACAGCGCGCCATCCTCGATGTGGTCGAAGGCACCCCGGGCTCCAACCTGCTGAAGCTCATCGGCACGTTCGGCTTCGGCGCGAACACCGCCACCAACGGCATCGGCGGCGCGGCTGGCATGATGATCGGCAATTCACTCGCGCCTGGCATTGGTCTGGTGCTTGGGCCGGCCATCGGCGCTGCAGCAAAGAAGGGCAGCGAGGCGATGACGGGCAATCTGGCTCAGCGCGCGCTCGGGGCCGCTGCTACGCCTAATGTGCCGATCGCCAAGCAGGCTCCTAACCTCCTCGCTGGCGCCAAGCGGCCGCTGGAGCTGCTAATCCGCGGTGGAGCGCTATCCGGTCAGTAAAACTGACCACCATTCGTGAAGTAGCGGATGAGGACCAAGCCAACGGCAACCGTAATGAGCTGCCACCACCATCCCTTGTTGGTCAGCCAATCCGGGCCTTTAGGGACTTCGTTGTCTTCGCGTTCGCCCATCTCACCTCCAAGCCCCGCACAAAACTAAGCGCATCCCGAACTCTCAACAAGGCCCTCAGGGGCCTTTTTCTATGAGGCCATCATGGCAGGCAGCTTTCTCGACTTCATGGGCGGCATCGGTAGCACGCCGCCGAAGGTCTACGGCACCAGTGCTGAAGACGTGGCGCTGCGTCAGCAGATGTCAAGCGGCGCGAACTACTGGAACAACACCAGACCGTCGCAGACTGGCTACCTGCCGTCGTTGACAGGCCCGTCAGCAACGAACACCGGCGGCTCGGTCTACCCGTGGAACTCCCCGTCGCAGATGACGGCTCCGACCTACGGCGGAAACGGCGCCGCGAACCCGGTCCAGACCACGACCAGAGGCGGGCTCAATCCCGCCACTGACAAGAGGCTGGAGCACTTCCTGGCATCTGAAGGGCGTTCGGTAGCCGATCTGCTCGCCGGCATCGGCTCCTACGGCGGTACGGCCGGTCTGAGCCAGCCTGGCACCGCTGCGGGTGCCGCGGCGAAACTGGCGCAGGGTGGGGCACCTACCCAAGGTTATGCGCCGTGGGGCACCTACAGCCGTTCGCTGGCCTATAACAACCTTAACCCTTCGCCCGCACCGGCTTCTCCGGCATCGCCAATGGAAGACGCCCTGATTGCTCAAGGCGTGCGGCCTGGCGTGTCGCAGCAGCCCCCCGTGGGCGCGAACCCCGGCATGGGCGGCGCCATGATCGGCAACGGCCAGATGGCGTCTGGCATCCCGCCGCAGCTACCACCGGCCGATGGCAGCTCCCCGCTCCCGGTATGGGCCGGCGACAATCCACAGCAGGCAGGCGGGCAGCCGCTCGGCATCAACGTGCGCGGTGGGCAGCAGCCGAACGTGTCTCCGAGCGATCGCTACAGCCTCGCAAACATGCTGGGGCAGATCAATGCTCAGAAGGCGCAGTCCAACGCCAATGGCGTGGCTGGTGGATACAACTACGTCAACGGCAAAAAGACCGGCCTCGCCGCTCGGACTATCGGCGGCACGGTGTACGCGCCGCGTGACGCCGCGTCAGCCTACGGCCTCGCCAATGCAGCCGGGCAGATCGCGGCCAAGAACAAGCAGGCCACTGCGACCGGAAATACCGGGGTCTATTCGTACAAGAACGGCGTGAAAACCGGAACCGTTGGTGGCGGCTCAAGCGCCTCTGCCTATGAAAAAGCCGCGTCCAAGTCCCGAGACAGAGGGACGAGTGGCGAAGGCGGCAACCCGAGCTGGTGGTGATCCATGCCCATTACTGAATATTCGCAGTGGTCAACCACGGCTGCCAGCAACACTGATCTGAACTCCATCAGCCTCGCGGAGGGTGTGACACTGCCCTCGTCAGTGAACAACCTGTTCCGCGAGATGATGGCGCAGCTCAAGACGGCGGCGTTCAGTGCCGGCGGCTACGCTCCAGGCGGAACCGATGTGGCACTCGCCGATGGCGGCACGGGTGCATCGCTCGTAGACCCGAACGCTGACCGCATACTGTTCTGGGACGACAGTGCGGGTGCTATGACGTGGCTGAGCCTCGCGGGCAACATCGCGATTTCAGGTACGGAGCTGCGAGTCTCCGAAACCATCGCCATCGCTGTTTCCGACGAGACAACGGCCATCACCACCGGCACGGACAAGGTGAAGTTCCGCATGCCCTATGCCTTCACCGTGACGGCTGTACGGGCTTCGCTCTCGACAGCCTCATCCTCTGGGCTGCCGACCTTCGACATCAACGAGAGCGGCACGACCATCCTCTCGACCAAGCTCAGCATCGACGCCAACGAGAAGACATCGACCACGGCGGCAACGGCTGCAGTCATCTCGGATACCGCGCTAGCCGATGATGCGGAAATCACCATTGATATCGACGTGGCGGGCACGGGCGCAAAGGGCGCCAAGATCTACCTCATTGGCTACAAGGCGAGCTGATGTTCCTGATCTCGCCATTCTCGCATCTGCCGGGGACGATGCTCTCGGCCATCCAGCGTATCGGCGCCACGGGCTCGCTTCAACTCTGCTACGATGCGGGGGATATCAGTTCATGGCCTGGATCCGGCCAGTACTGGGAGGATGTTTCAGGCAACAACGTCGATGCGATCAACGGCACCAGCGCTGGGGACGCCAACCTCGACTATACGTTCAATGGCGTCGTCGGGGGGCAAAGCTCGGGGGAGTCCTGGCGCAACAACCTCGGCCTCTTCCGTATACCGCTGCAGTCGTGGATGCATGCCTTCCACAAGAACGACGCCCAACTCACGATTGCTGGGTGGTCGAAGGGATCAAACAAAGGCATGTTCAATTTCAACACGCTCGACATCAACGGCGATTTTGGAGGAGTAGCAGGGCCGGGGATTGCTTTCGGTCCCGCAAACGGTTCCGGCGGATCCACGTTGTACGCTCCCGTTTTCAATGCCTTCAACGGGTCTGAGGCGTTAGTTGGAGCTGCCCAAAGTACCATCGTACCACCTAGCAACACATGGATATTCTCCGCGGTGTCGTACAACGAAACGACAGGGGCTTGGGTGCTCCAAGTCAACGGCACACAGGAAACCGGAACCATGACATACTCATCCCCCTCCGCTTCCGATGGTACGAAAGACGGAGAGATATACCTCAGCAGCAATGGCACCGGCGGCACGCTGGAACTCAATTCAATGGCGGTGTGGAACCGGCCACTATCAGCGAGTGAACTAACGGCGCTCTACAACGCACAGGCGACGAAGTTCGGGCTCTAGAGTTTTGACTGCCGACCACTTATCTATCCCGTATGAGGGAATTTGCCTTATCTGCTATATTGGTCCTGTCGATGTCGTCCGGAGCGATGGCTTGCGATGCCCGGCACTTGCCGCCAGCCTATTTCGACCACGAGCCCACCGTGCCCTACAAGGTATTCAAGTGGGACGCGGACATGCTGCTCTCGGTATGCGGCGGCGGGTACTTTCCCAACCCTGGTGGTTGTGCCGAGCGGGTTTCTGACGACATGTGGTTCATCTATCTGAAGGCGACGGCGAAGTCCCCAGAGTGCCTGCTGCGCCACGAAAAGGGCCATGTGAACGGGTGGGAGCACTCCGCTTTCTCGTCCTCCAAAGGGCGGGAGCCCAAGTAGCCTCTGCTTAGCCCACGCCTGACATCATTGAACTCTCCAGCCCCGCCACTCAGCGGGGTTTTTCTTTGCCCCACACATGGTGACGCATGCCCAACAACACAGTTTCGGACTGGTCGGTGACCCCTGCCTCAAATACTGAGGTAGGTGGCGTTGATCTCGCTGAAAACAGCATGCGCCCCCGTGACGTGAACAACGCCATCCGGACCATGATGGCGCAGATCGCGACGGGGATTGATAACAGCGAGTTCGGCAGCGCGTACTTTAGCCCTGCGAGCGCGAGCAGTGCGGCGTACCTAGATTTCCGCGAGGACACGGACAACGGCACCAACCGGGTGAGGGTGATCGCGCCGGCAGCCGTCGCCGCGGACCGTACGTTCACGCTGCCAGATGTGGACGTGACAATATCCACGTTTGGCGCCTCGCTCATGGACGATGCTGCAGCTTCTAACGGGCGAGCAACACTCGGCCTCGCCACTACCACCACAGACAATGCCGTGGCTCGGTTTGATAGCACCGCAGGGGCAACGCAGAACAGCGGCGTCATCGTCGATGACAGCAACAACGTTAGTGGCATTGGCACCCTGGCGTCAGGCGCGGTGGCGGCAACTACGGGAGCAGGCGTTAGTCCTGTAGTCGGCACCCTGCAAGCTGCAAATGCCTTCTCTGCTGGCTTTGTGATGCAGAAGCGCGGTCACACCAGCGATGCAACCGCGGCCGTAGGGTCGGGAGGAGAGATCGGCTACCACGAGTTTAAGGGGTGGGACGGAAGCGCGTACGGTCGCGCGGCTTACGTCATCGTTAGCGCGACGGAAGCATTCACCGGATCGGCCCACGGCGGAAAGTACACCATCGTTACTACTACCACCGGCACCACGTCCGAGGGGGCCCGTGTCACTATCGGTCCCGGCGTGCAGGTTGGCAGTCCTACGGGTGGCGACAAGGGGGCGGGCACTATCAACGCCAACGATGTCTATAACGACAACGTTGCCCTGACCTGCATGGCTCTGCAGGCGGAATTTCTCAAGAGCGGCACGGTGGATATCGAGAAATGGGACGCTCTTGTTCCGGACATAGTTATTCCCGAGCGCAGGGAAAGCGTGCCACTCACCTACACGATAACTGAGACGAAGCCGGTTGAGGTGACTAAGGAAGAGGGCGGCCGGCTGGTTCGGCGCTTGGAGGTGAGGCCCGTCGAACGGAAAGTTCCTGTGGTGTGGGCGGAGCCGGTTTATGATGACAAAGGCACCATCGTAGATGCGGTCGAAACGCCGCTGTTCGATGAAGTCGTGACGCCGGAGAAGGTCACCCCCCGAGTTCACGGCACCGCCCGGCTGTTCGCCGCGATGCTTGCCGAAGGGTTCGACCCCCGCGACCCGGCTCAGTACATCGCCAAGCTCAAATCAGACCAGGCGCTGCCCGGCATGCCATCGCTGGCGTCGTGGCAGCACAACGAAATCGGCTCTGGCGAAATGTTTATGCGCCTTTGGCTCGCCAGCGAAATGATGGCGCTAGTCACTATGAACTTGCACGACAGAGTGTCTGCCCTCGAAGCCGTGCGTCGGCGCGCCTAACCCCCAGTATGCGGGCATGTCCCGCGATCCATCACATCGGAGCGAACAATGCGAACCTTCTTCGGAATGGTGGCGCTCCTCGCTGGCCTCTTCTTGCTTGTCCGCTATGCCATCGAGCGCTTCGTCACCCGGACGGAGCCACCAGCCATTTCGGCAATTGTCGGGCTTGCGCTGTCTGGCACCGGCATCGCCGTTATCCTCATCTGATCGGAGACCATCATGAACCTCGCCGCGTTCTTCGCGGGGGTGCGCCCGCTATTCGGCGGCGAACTCTCCCAGCAGCAGGTGGATGCGCTCAATGCCATCCTCGCAGCCTGGGATCAGTACGGCGACGATGATATCCGCCATCTAGCCTACATCCTCGCCACCAGTAAGCACGAGACACGCAACTACGACTTCATGCGGGAAATCTGGGGCCCGACGCCAGCCCAGAAGGGCTATGAGGGGCGCAAAGACCTCGGCAACACCGTCAAGGGCGACGGCAAGCGCTTCATGGGTCGCGGCTTCGTCCAGATCACCGGCCGTCGCAATTATGCGGACTGGTCGAAGCGCCTCGGGCTGGACCTGCTCAGCAAGCCGTCGCTGGCTGAGGGCTACGAAGTTGCGGCCCGCATCATAGTCGAAGGCATGCTGAAAGGCACGTTCACCGGCAAGAAGCTGGCGGACTATCCCCACGACTTCGTTGAGGCCCGCCGCGTCGTCAACGGCACCGACCGCGCCGTGATGATCGCTGGCTATGCCTATCAGTTCCAGACGGCTCTGGCAGACGCGCTGACACCGCCGAAGCCCGCCACACCAGCCGCACCCCAAACGCCTGCCAGCGAGGCCCCTACGCGCCGCCCCGGCTTCTGGCAGGCCATGCTCAACATCATCCTCGCCATCTTTCGCAGAAAGCCCCTCTGATGGACCCAATTCGCTGGTTTCAATCGCGCACAATCTGGCTGCAGATCGTCGGACTGATCTCCGTTCTCGCCTCGCTGGCGCTTACGCATCTCCCCGGCCTCGGCCTCGATCCCAAGCCGCTGCTCTGGTGGACGCTCGGGCTGACGGTGGTTGTGCACGTCGCCACGTGGATCGTGCGCCAGGCACCGAATGAGCCGGCCCCCCCGGTTGGCACCAAGGCAGAGGTGGAGGAGGCGAAATGAACCTCTCCTGCGTCTTCGACCCGGGCGCCTGTGCTTCCGCCGTCCTCGCCGATTGGGTGAACTGGGTTCCATTTGGCTCCCACGGCCTGATGTTCCTCGCCGGCATGATTGTCGGGGCAGTGCTCGGCAAGTGGGGCGTTGGCGCGCTGTTGGTGGCGTTCGCCGCCCTGAAATTCGTCCCGAAGTCGCCCAAGCCCGATGATGGCGACGATCCGATTGAACACATCCCAGACAGCCGGCCGTTCGGGTCAAAGCCCAAGGTGCAGGTGAAGAAGCGCCGCACCATTTTCGACCGTTCCTGAAAGGAACCCCAATGGACCTAACAACCATCTTCATCGTCGTGGCCGCAATCGTCGGCCTCTGGTGGATATTCCCCCAGGCTGCCGCGCATTGCCCAGATCGTCGTGGCTATCGTGGTCGCCATCGCCTGCGTGCTGGTCCTGCTGAATTTCGCAGGCGTTCCAGTCCACTTCTGAAGCGGCCCCGAGCAGCAGTTGCAATGCTGCCCGAGGCCTTGAGCCCACCAGCGTCTACCTGGAGAAGCCCCGTGCCCATTATTGACCACCAACCATTGAAGGGATGCTAACCATGGCTCCCGCTATCAAAGACCCTGCCGAAGCCTCCTGGCACTTCGATCGCAGGATACCGATTGCCCTCATCGTCACGATTGCCGTGCAGACCTTCGGCATTGTCTGGTGGGCATCGTGGGTGAACTCACAGATCGTTGCCGGGCAGGCGACAGATGTCACTCTCGCCAATGCCGATGTCGCAATTGCTGTTCGGCTCAAGGACGTTGAAGGCGCCACCAACGATGTGAACGTTCGGCTGGCTCGGTTTGAAGTGCTGCTCGAGGGAGCCGCCGATCAGATCAAGGAACAGCGGGCCATCCTTACCCAGATCCGGGATAGCGTAGGGCCGGCGAAACAGTGACCCGGCACATAGCGGAACTGCTCGTCGGGCTGGTGATCATCCTAGCGGTCGCCTTCCTGTTCTCGGCGCCACCAGTGCGAGCTGCAGAGTGCGGCGGTGCTAGTTGGTATGGCCCAGGCTTTCACGGCAAGCGCACAGCGTCGGGGGAGCGGTTCAACGAGAACGCTATGACAGCGGCTCACAAGAAACTGCCGATGGGCACTGTCGTGAAGGTCACGAACCAGCGGACCGGCAAATCCATCAAAGTCACCATCAACGACCGCGGCCCATTCGTGCGAGGTCGCATCATCGATCTCAGCAAGGCGGCTGCCATCAAACTCGGCACCAAACGGGCCGGCGTAGGGCGGGTCTGCGTCACTCGGCTGCGCTAGGCATACCATTTGTCGATCTTGCTGAACCGATCTACGATGTCGTCGTAGCCGAGATCGCGCAAGAACTCGCAGATGATATCGTCCGCTTGCGAATGGTCGTTCTCGATGTCAGACCGTTGGGCGACAGTCTGCCGGAGGATGATCGCCTCCAGCTTGTCGATCGCTTCTTGCTCTAGCCGCGATTTTCCCATCGATTTCGTCTCCTGCCTATCCAAGCATTATCAGGGAAGAGGATGCTGAGCCTACGGAGTAGGGATCACGGTTCAAGCGTAAGCTTCGCGAGTGCGCGCCGATACTTCGCTACCCGCTCCGGATTTGGAGCGATCAGCCCTAGCCGCAGCGGCTCTAGGTTATCCTTGAGATCGGCCATCTTCACGTTCAGGGCAATGCGGCTGTCGCAGACCCTGTCGATGAAGGCGTCATAGGTTTCGCCCTTGTGTCGAGTGAGGGCGGCGATGGCGTTCAGCACCGGCACTGAGAAACCTTCCACGGCCAACCGATCTAGCGTCCACTCGGGGCAGTCCTCCAACACGTCATGCAGAACGGCGGCGATCCGCTCGTCATAGGCTTCGACGGCCAGCATCACCCGCAACGGGTGCAGGATGTACGGCACGCCAGCCTTGTCCGTCTGGCCCGCATGCGCCTCAGCAGCAATCTCGATTGCGCGTTCTAGTGTGCTCATTCCCCACCTTTCCCATCACTATCCGGATAGAGTAGCCCTGCGTCGAGCGCCAAGGCGTTGCAGCTAGGGCAGGGCGCGCCAGCACCACAGTTGCAGGCACCTTCCATCGGGCCCGTCATCATGTCGGCCCAAGGCTTGTCCAAATGGTTCTCGCAGACCCAGCCGCAGCCGCCACAGCGTTTGCAGTTCGGGTCGCTGGTTTCGCGCTCAGCGAGCGTCAGCAGTTCCACTCTATCCCTCCTGCTATCTCGCGGTCGTGGAGTTGCTGGAGGGTCACTGCTGCACCGTGTTGCCGAAGTCTGGCTCACCAATGATCATAGGGTGAACCACGACGCACGGAAACGGCTGCTTGTCTGACCACGCCGTGGCAGTCTCAATGTCCGGGAAGATGCCGTACTGATCGCCGGCGGGATCAATTGCAATCACCAAGGCGACTGCGCGGCCATGGAGGTCGGCAGGCTTGTAGTATAGCGCAGCTAGGTCCGTCATCTTCATACCTCACTGTCTTGGAGGGATTGGGGCGGGCAGAGCGAACTGCCACCAAGGCGCTCGTATGCGCGGCGTCCCGCGGCTCTTGAGGAAGGCAGGGAGCCGTTCGGCAAGCTCCTGCGCGAGGGCGTCCTCTTGGCGCTTCATCCACGCGTATTCATCGTGAGTGTAGCAGCCGGCAGGGATCGACGTAGCCCAATCGTCATAGAGACGGCGGATACCATCGTCGCCGTCCTGCAGTTGGCGGCTATACTGCTTCCCGTTCCGCCGACGTCGGTAGCCGCTCCGTACATACTCGTGGCTTTCCAGCACAGAGCCACTATCAACTACAGCATCAATGCCGACGCAGGCCCACGACCCGAACGTCACGCCATTCCCGATCTTCGCGAAATGGCCGATACGCGACCAATTGCCGGGCTTGCTGCCGAACCCGATGCGTGCACCCGTCCCGATCTTGGTCCAGAAGCCGAAACCGGAGTGATTGGTCACATGCTCGCCGACATGGGCAAACGCGCCCTCCGGGGTGCTTTCGTCAGCGCAGTTGTTGAACGTGATGGTCATCGATTTTGCTCGCTTTCAAGCCTGAGGAATGGTATCACAAGAACGCGCAAAACACCAACGTTTCCGGGCCTCTCCGCCGAAAATGAAGGCCGAAGTTCTCCTCTCCGAAGCCCCGTCCCGCATCGTCATATCCTGCAAAACCTGCGGCAGACACGGACAATACGATAGAGCCAGAGCCATTCAAAAGCATGGCGATATAGGCCTCCCTACTTTCCTCAATACGGTCGTTGGAGAGGTCTGCGATAGGAAGAGGGACATTAAGATGTTTGGCGGGTGCGGTGCGGTGTTCGTGCATCTGAGCTAGGGGCGCTGCCGTATCGCGTCGGCGCAGCACTGCTCGCAGTCCTCGTACATGTAGCGGCCGTGGGGGCACTTGTCGTGCTTGCTCCGAACATTCGGATCATCCGCATAGCTCTCGCCAACGATGCGCTCAAAACCTTCTTCGATGAGTGCGGCGCAAGCCTCGCGTTCAGCAAGCACCGCTTCCACCACGGCCTCCCTCCCCACCAGGCCCACCCGCTCAATTAGCGTCTCGAGATAGGCCGGGTCCGTCACATCCGGGGCGCTCATTTTCTCTCCTTCATAAACAGTAGATGGGGATCAGGCGGCGGACAGGGTCGCGACCACTTCTGCCGGGTCAACGGCGAACCATTCGCCCGCCACGCGATGGCCAGAGAACGTAGCGTGCAGCGCCCGCTCTGTAGCGACGGCTCCCGCCCTGTTGCTGAACTCCCGAGAATGAACCAGGGCGACCAGAGGGGCAGCTGTTCGCAGTTGCCGCATCCGGTGCTCCGGGTTACTGGCAACCCCAATCTTCACCCGTTGGCCATCGCTGGCGACGTAGACGTGGACCGGCCTGTTGGCCCGTTCTGTCCTGCCGTGGCGCGCCATTGCCGGATCAGCCGAGCGGGCGTCGTCGTATGCCGTCAGGAAGCCGTTCGCCTTCACGTCATCGGGTAGCGGAACGCGATACGATCCATGGCGGAAATAGACCCGCACTCGACCATGCCGATCGGTGTATTGTTGCAGGTAAGGTAGGCGGAAAAGGTTAGACATCGTGGCCAATTTCCCCTGATGCTATGGGAGTAGGGTAGACAGTTCGGCGGGAGCTAAGCTCTTGAACCACAACACTGACTTTCGCAGTCAGAGTCCGTAGTTCTACCGTTGAACTATTCCCCAAAAGCCTTGATTTTGCAAGCCTTTTAGCTGGCGAGGCGCTGCGGTTAGACACCCTTTTTGCTCGGGTTAGACAAACCACGTTCACGCTTCGGGCGGGCTTGTAGCATATCTGCCATCTGGATCAACTCCCCTCGTACGTCTGCGGACGCAGAATAATGCTCCGCCATTTCGTCGGTGTCGTGCCCGAGCACCATCTTGCGCTGCTCGGCCGAATAGCCCGCTGCCCGCAGCTCGGCGCCCACCGAATGACGCAGGCCATGGATTGAGCCCTTCGGCCCCATGATCCCGCGCTTACGGCACTCAGCCAGATACTTGGCGATCTGCACACTCAGGCCGTTCTCAGTCCACGGCTGGCCACGGGTGTTGAGGCAGAGCAGGGTGCTGTCGCCCGTTGGGGCGTTGGCCATGGCCGCATCCATTTCCACCTTCAGATCCCCGCGCACCGGCAGCGTGATCAGCGCGTCGTTCTTCCCCGCCCGGAACGTCAGCCAGCCATCGACATAGGCCGACCGCGGCATCTTGACGATATCGCCCCGGCGGATGCCCCAGGTACGCGCCAACAGCAGCGGCAGGCGAAGCTGTGGCCATGCGGCGGCGGGAACATTGGCCCGCTCGTCAGGTGTCCATGCGCGGTTCGGCCGCTTCCGGTCCGATGTCATCTTGGCCTTTGCGATTTCGCGGCACGGGTTGGCGTCGACCAGTTCGTACTCGAGCCCGTGCTTGAAGGCTGACGAGAGCATTGCCAGCATGTGGTTAGCGAACCCCGCGCGCTTCTTCTTCACGGTCTTGTCGCGCAGCTTGGCGATGAAGCCTGATCCGATCTCAACTAACGGCGTGCCTTCGATCGGCTCCAGATAGTCCATGATCTTGCGGTAGTCGGCCTTGGTGCGCTCAGCTAGGTCGGTGAACGACGGTGACGCTTTCCAGCTCACCAGCAGCGAACCGAGTGTGCCGGCCTTCGCCGCGGCCTTCCCATGAAGCTTGTCGAGACGCGCCACTTCGGCAGCGATTTCCTGCCCGGAAAGGCTTGTGTCTATTGGTGTTCCAGACGCCCGGTGGTATAGTCGTTCCTTGCCGTGGCGGTCTTTGTACCTCTTAACGCCCGACACCTTGACCCTCATCTAGTTTCTCCAGCCAATCGTCGCCCGTAAGTGGCTCAGATCGGTTCTGGCGAGTGATCCAGCGGTCAAGGTCTTGCCGGTCGTAGCGCACGGAATGCCCGATCTTCACAGGCGCAATCCTCACCATAGCGCGAAAGGTGTTGACGGAAACTCCGCAATAGTCCGCAGCCTCGTTCCCCGTCAAAAGCCGCTTCTCTGGCAAGGGCAGAGCGCTCATTTCACAGCCACCCCATAAAGTACGCCAGTACCAGAAGAGCAACACAGGCTAGGCCGATGAGGGCGAAGTTCTCTGCGCGCTTCATTCCCCATCCCCCTGTATATCGGGTGAGAGAGCGGCGGTGATCCGAGCCTCGTAATCGGCTTGGGCTGCGGCCTTGGCGTCGTCAAGCGTGAGGTAGGCAACGTTCCGGCCTTCCAACACGTAGTTGATGCCGCCCTCGTCCCGGTCATGGTGGACGCGGTAGGAGAACTGCTCAAACGACCCAAGCCCGCGCCACCAGCGATTGCCAACCGAGTCGCGCTGCTTACCCTCGATCCACTCCAGCGGCTTTACACTCACTGGGGGAGAGGGGGCGAGCGCCGGAACGAAGTCCACGTCCTCCCATTCGCAACCGCTGGCGGGCGTCAGATTGGCCGGGCCGATGCGCCACTCAGACCAATCCTGGGCGCCAATCGGACGGAACCTATGCAGCCTCACCTTCGGGCTTGATGCTGGGGGCGTTGGAGCGGCGGCGAGCGCTAGCCCGTCAGGATTGCAGTACGGGCACTTGGCGGCGTTGTGGTGGTTGGTCGGGTCGAAGCCGAGAGCATCGCAGATCAGGCGCCCGCCGATGTGGTTTGGCGCAGGCGCGGCAGCGACCATGGCGCGGTACACCGCAGGGCACCAGGGGTGTGGATTGGAGGCGTTCTTTTTGAGCCCGGCCTCGATCATCGCCTTTGTCGGCTCGCTCGGCACAAGCATCCAGCCCTCGGGCACGCCCACCGGCTCCACCGCTTCCGCTACAGCTAGGTAGGCGGTGATGGCGACGTCAGCAGCACCACCCACTCCAACGGACCCGCTCATGAGCGCTTCACGTGTTGCTCGGCGCGCCGCCTCCAACGCCTTCTGGTCCAGCGCATTCATATCAGTCATGGGAGGGCTCCAAAGCAGCGCGGCCAGCGTCGGTGATGATCAGGCGCTCCGATAACGGGTCAGCATCGCGCCACGCCGCAAGCCCTCGACGGGATAAAACCTTCGCCGGGGCGTAGTGAGAAACAACGCCGGTCATCCCGCGTGGGTCGTCCGCACAGAGTTGCAGGAGGTCGCGCTGCGCCTTCGTCAGCTTCTCCTCACCCATTCTGATCACCAAGGTGCGCGCGAGGAACCCAAATCGTGTAGAGGCCACAGCCGGAGCACTTCACCTGCTTGTGGGTTCGCGACTTCGTCTTTGCCCAGTCGTGCCACTGCATGTAGCCAGCCGGAGCCGGAGTATGCTGTTGACGCCGGTCGCAGATTTCTTCGTTCGTCATCCGCTTACTGGTCATGAAGATCACCGAAGGCGGAGAGAGCGGCGTCGAGCTTGAGTATCGCGATACCGGCCGCTGTACTGGCGAGGCGCTGCGCGACAACGACACCCGCGACCTTGAGCACCACGTACTGCTCATCTTCGACGGTGTAGATCGTAATCGGCAGCGCCTCTCTTACCCGTGCCAGGGGCCACTTGACCGCAGCCTCCAACGCCTTCTGGTCCAGCGCATTCATGTTAGAGGTCATGGGAGGGCTCCGGGGTGGAGCGGCTGGCACGAACGAACCAGATGCAGATCGCAGCGGCCAAGGTCATCCAGAGCTTGCCGACGATCTGGCCTTCGATGAGGGCTATCGAGCCGAACGCCAGCCACAGGAACACCGCGCTGTCGATGATCGATCCCGCGATGCCGCTGAGCAGCACAGCCCACACCAGCCGGCGCTCACGCAACGGCGTGTAGACGATCATGTCCGCGCCCTCGGCCAGAAGGAACGCCGTGGCGGAGGCGAGCACCAATGCGGGCGGTGCGAGGAACGCTGAGAGGATGGCGCCGGTGATGATGGCAGCGCCGGCCCACCACACGCCCAGCCGCTCGTGCACGATGTCCCGCAGGACCAGTGCCGCGCCGACCATCAGAACGCCGCTCGGTGCCATCAGGCCGAAGCCTACGGGGATCAGGCAAGGGCCGCTGGGGATGCACTCGGCCCCGACGTTGCCGATGAGCCAGTTGGCGGCGGGGATGGTCAGGGCGAAAAGCGCGAAGGCGAGATAGCCGATCATTGGAATAGTTCCTCGTGTTCGTTGCGCCCGGCGATTGCCTCGCGCATGTGGGTGTGTCTGCCGATGCCGTTGCCGTCGCAGCTGTCGACGCCTAATTGCTCGAAATGCTTGAAGCGGGCGGGGGTGTTGACGCGGCCGACATGCACCCATTTGTCGAGGGCGTGGGCGGCGCGGATGATGTGCTCGGCGTGCGGGCCGCATTTCCATTCGGTGCTGCCACCGATGAACACGGCGTCGATGTCATCCCAAGGAAGTGGCAAGTCCTCCTGCCCATCTTGGCAGACCAGAGCGAGCTTCCAGCCTGCCAGTTTGGGCTTCCACCGCTCGAACACCTCGAGCGTGCGCCGGGCCGAGCCAACGATGTCGGGGACAGCGACGAACAGGCATTGTTCGCGGCGATGCTCCTCGCGGTGCAGCAGAGCCCGCAGGGCAGGAATGTCGAGAGTCTTGTATCCGCCGTTGTCGATGGCCCAAGGGCGGGACGGATCGCGCAGGGTGTAGCGGGTAAGCGCCGTCAACAGTTGGCCTACGTCGCAACCGAGTTCAGCGGCGCACTGATCCAAGTCTTGGCCATTGTCGAGCAGGACGATCATGGCCTCAGCGCTTCTCACTGGTCATGAAGATCACCAAGGGCGGAGCGGGCGCGGATGGCGCGGACGATGTCGGGGATGACGTTGTCGTTCATGTCTTTGACGTAGTTGGAGAACGCCGTTTCCAACTCGGCCACGCGCTCGGCAGCGGCCTTGAGATGCGTTTCGCCGTCGAACATCTGGCCTTCGATTTTGCCAGCGGCACGGTGAAGTGGACCAGCAGGGATCACATAGGCAGTGATGCGCTCTGGGTCGTTCGGATCGTACTGGCAAGGCGTGGCTTTCGCGGTGATCTCAGCAAAGCAATCGCGATGCGCCTTCAGCGCCTCCCCTTGCCGTGCAAGTTGGGCTTCGGCGGCTTCGGCCCGCTCACGCAAGCTGGTGACGGTCGCGGCGGTTTCCTTCATCAGCACAAGGTCTTCCTGCGCTGTCCGCAATAACGTGGTCGCGTGGTTCCTCGCCTCATCCCTCTCAGCGGTTAGCGCGTCGAGTTGGGAGCGGGCAGCGACAAGCTCGGAAGCCATCGCGCGGAACTCATCCCAAGTCGGGCTTCGAACAGTCGCATCGCCGCCGAGCCATGCCGCGATCTCGGTCAGGCGCTCGGCGGGCACACCCAGCGTCTCGTTCGCTTCGTTCGTCATGTTCTAGCCTTCCTGAGGAATTGGAACTTGTCGCTGAGCGGGGTCATTGGTCGCGACGGAGGTTGTTGCGGGACTGCAACGGGCGGCCTGTGGGCCATGCGTTCTCGCGCTGCGGGATCTTCGTGCGCTCGGCGGCAGGCTTCCGCGGCTTCACCGGGCGGTCAGCGAAGGGCTTGGGAGCGTCGAGCTTCACCTTGACGGCGCCGGTATCGATGAGGTGCACGAACGCCCGCTGCATCGCCCGCAGCACGTAGAAGCGGATCAGCGCGACATCCATCTTCCCGGCCCAGCCGACGTCCAGCCAGGCATGGCACGAACTGCACCCGGGAAACCCGCTGGTGTCGTGCGCCTTGCGACCCTTGCCGAAGCTCTCATCGTCCCAGTGGCACCAGACGGTAGTTTCCGGGTCGTGGTTGCAGCAGGGGAAGTTCAGCATGCAGGGAGCGCCGCGGGCGCTGTCGCGGATGGCCTTCGACCGAATGGGCTCAATTCGCTGGCGCAAGCTCATGACAGCCATGCCCACGTCTTGCCGGTGACGATGCTCTGCACGCAGCCTGGGGTGACAGCGAACATTCGAGCGATGTCGGCTTGAGCCTCGTCGCGAGCAAAACGCTCGCGAATCTCACGGACCTTTTCCTCGGTCAGTTTGGCGCCCTTGCTCCGCTCCCCTCGATTGGTCGTGCCGTGGCGCAGTTTGTCGGCGTTATTCTGGCGCGGGGTTGCCCACCGAAGATGCTTCGGGTTGACGCACCCGAGATGGCCATTGCCGCATGCGTGCGCCGCCTGATGCCGCCTCGACGGAGGCTGACCATGGACAAGGATGCACATCTGCCGGTGGGCGAGGATATGCACCCCCTCGAAGGTCACCTGACCGTAACCCGTGTCGCTGCTGCCGAAGGGCCAGGTCAGGCATTCGTCGCCCTGGTGGTTCTGGTGCGCGATGAGCCACGCTGCGGCCTTGCCATAGGGAGTGTGCATCGGGTCGCCATGCCGGCGCCACCGCGTGTAGTGCTTCCAGCAGTAGCCGTGCGAATTGCACTGGAAGGACTCGCAGCCGACTATGGTGCACCGGTCGACGGGTGCCGTTCGACGGCGAAAGTCGGTGCAACCGCACGAGATGGCGCCGCCGGCGTTGAAGTGCCCGACACGGACGATGCGCTCGTTGCCGCAGTCGCAGCGGCACCTGACCTTGCTACCGGGCAGCCGCTCGATTGCGACCAACTTCTGAACCCGCTTTCCCACATCGAAGTCGAGGTAGCGTCGGGAGCGGATGGGCTCGATGCGCTGGCGGAGATCGCTCATGCGACGAGCCTCCAGCGGGTCAACCGCCCTACGAAGTAGGCGTCGTCGTACCGTTCGGCGAACCAGCGGTGCATGTCGGCATAGTCTCGGAAGCCGTCCATGCGCGCGAAGTCGTCGGCGGAGGGGAATAGCGAGGCGTCACCGAACGTGATGCCGTCCGGACGCAGGGCGATGTAGTTGGTGAGGATGCAGACCGGATCAGGGTCGACGATCTTGCGGCAGGCCTTCGTGCGCATCCCGGTGTAGAGTTGCAGCCGGTCGCCGACTTCGGCCCGTGCCGTGCGGCGGATGGTCTGCGTTTTGGCGCCGCTCTGGATGTCGACGATGAACTGGGGCTGGAAATTGAACGCAACCATCACGCAGCCCTCCGCTCGTCATAAGCGAACCGATCCGGCGGGATGGTCAACGCGATGCCGAACTCGGCGTGCCGCTGAAACACGATGTCCATGTAGGCCGTCATTTGCGTGACGTTCATCAGGCGTGTGATCGGGACATCAGCATCGCGGATTAGCGCCAGCTTGTCGGCATAGTCGAGCGGCCGGATCAATCGGTCATAGGTCTTGCGGAACGGCTCCGAGCCGTCGCGGAGGATTGGGACACCGATCTCCAACTTGCACCTGGCGCGCACGTCCTCGACGGCCTCGCCAGTTTGCTCGGCTATCTCGGCATACCACTTGTGGGAAAGCCGGTTCTGTTCGGCCGAGCGGTCGCGGCCGTCCGTCACGTCAACAGTGAAGGGACGCTTCCGGCCATCGAGGTAGACCTTAAGCAGCGCCAGGTCGTCGGCGTTCTTCACGGCGCGCGTGGTCATCGCTACGGCCTCGCCATGCCCGTCGCCATCATAGCGGCGGCATGCAGCTGCATCAGCCCATCCTGCGCGTCCTGCGACAGCAGCTTGAACTTCGGGTTCTCAAGCCGGATGTTCGCCCGGCGCATGGCTTTCTCGTCGCCGTGGTTCTTGGCGTCGAGCAACAGCCTCTGGGTTGTGGTGAACCAGACTGCCAGTACGTCGAGGGAGATGGGTTGGCCGGTCATGCTGCGATCGCCAGTTCGCCGCCGTAGGCCCGCAGCAGCCGCGTCACGGTGGTGTCGAGCTCGAACAGGAAGATGCGAACCTCTTCCTCGAGTTCAGCGATGCGGGCGTCGTTGCGCTCGAGGCGCTTCACGAACAGCCGCATGGCCTCCGGCATCCTCGGGTCGAAGCTGGCGAAGTCGCACCAGGCGCGGCCGGTGCAGGCCATCTGCCAAAGCATCTGCGTCTCGTACTTCGCGGGGATCGCGCCGGTGAGCAGCGTTTCGATGTGCGTGGCGGTGTTCGGGCACTTGATCTCGACAAGGCCGTCGGCGCCGACCAACCCATCGGGCGAGGCACCCGACATGGCGATGGTCGGATGGTCGATGAGGCCGACTTGCGCGACGGTGGCATCGGTGCGGAACTCGTAGGCCAACCGAGCCTCCGGTTCCTGGTCGTTGCCCCACTGCATCGCGGCATTGGTGAAGCCCTCATTTCGCGCGCCGGACAACCGCTCCGCCACCAGTTCGGCGAGGTAGTTGGCGCGGCTGGCGCCGTAGCCGGTCTTGGTCTTGGCGACGACGTCAGCCACGCGCGAGGCGGTGACCTTGCCAATTCTGGCGGCGAACCACTCAGCGGATTGCTGGTCCATCACTTGGCCCTCTTGGCTTCGAGGGCAGAGATGGCCCGGTCATACTGAGCGGCGGGCAGCGCGGCGATGGCAGCGATCTTGAAGTACTTACAGAACACGTCTGCCGAACCGCCGACCTCGTCGATCAGCTTGAGGATGGCGTTCCGCTGGGCTTCGCTGATGACCTCGCCGGTATCCACGGCGCCGCCATCATCGTCATCGCCCTTCTCGGCGAGCCCGGTCACCGCCTTGAGGGTGGCACGCTCCAGATAGGTGACGGTGCTGATGCGAGCCTGCAGCGGATTTTTCGCGCCGCCGGAATCGGGCGGGCCGCCCTGAGAGACCTGTTTCTTCCCGCCGAGCGAGTGCTCAAGGACGCAGGTGACCTCGATCCAGTCCTTCTCGTCGCGACTGACGCTCCACGAATGGCTCAGGCCGTGCTTGGCGAGCGCTGGCGTGGCGGCATCGACGAACGAGTGTAGCTCGGCATACTTCCGGCCCTTCAGCGGGCCGTCTGTCACTTCCTTGCCGCGGATCACCGTGACCACTTCGGCCTTGAAGGCAGCGAACGCCACGCTAAAAGCGCGGGTCGCTTCATCGTCGGCCATTTCCTTGGCCATCGCCTTGATCTCGCGGATCACCTCGATGGGCATGCCCTTCTGGATAGCGTCGGACAGCAGCGCTAGCATGGGCGAAGACGCTACGGACGCGGCGGGCGCCACGGGCAAGCGGTCGACAGGAAGGGCCATGGCCTGGCTCATAGCGGGGCTCCAGTGTTGGCGCAGGTCGCGCGGTTGCGGTCGAGGTCGGCCATCTGCAGCGCCACGTCGCGGCCAACGGGGCCGGAGTGCCATGCGCGCAGCATCAGCTCGATGTCCGTGTGGGATGGATCAGGGCCGACGGTGGGCGCGCGGGCTGCATCGCGGTCGGTGGTGTAGGTGCGATCGGGGAGGGCGGTCATGGCCGTTCCTCAGCCTTGGCGATGGCCTCGGTCGCCGTGGTCAGCAAGTCGACCAGCACCCAAGGACGGGGAGAGCCGCTGCACTCGTCGCGGAGCGCCTTCAACGCCTGCAGTAGTTCAGGAGCGGCGGCAATCAGGCGCGCGTCAGCGTCGTTGTAGACCGCCGCGAAGTCTGCATCGCCCTCCTCAACGATCGTCAGAAGTGAAACGCGCTCTGCATCTGCTGGGCACATGCGCGACGTTCCGTCGCCAACCGCAAGCAGGCACCACGGTCCGGGCGTGTGCGTCGCGCCCATCACGCCACCTGTGCCAGTTCGAGGGCAGGGGCGGCCAGCGCAGCATCAACGCCGGCAAGGTTGCGCTCGCATGTCTCGACGGCACGGCGATGCGTTTCCTCCCGCCGCAGGTCAGCAGCGAGCGCGAGGAGCTTTCCCATCGTGGAACGGTCGCCGTTGTAGAGCTTGGCGCGGCGGGCCAGCATCAGTTCGCGAGCCCGGCGGTAGCGGATCGACACAGCCGACGAGTGGTAGTGCGCGATACGGTCAAACCCGGCCCAGCCGTAATCGCTCTCGTGGAACTCAACCCGGTTCCTGGCGACCGTGTCGGCGAGGAAGCGATAGCGCCGGTCGTTCTCGATGCGAGCGATGCGGCCGTCGTGCCTATCAGCACTGGCGTGGATTTCAGCGATTGCGCGGTCGAGGGCGTTCATGGCCGGTGTCTCCGTTCGATGGAGACCAAGCTACAAGGCAGCTAGTAGAGTGTCAACAAGAAATCTAGTAGGACGCGATGCGGATTTGCCACCAGGCCGGCGCTGCCCGCAATTCCCCTATCGCGACTAGTTGAGCTTCAGCCCGCCTTGAACCGCCGAATAGCTGCCCACTTCCTTGCCGCTCCGGCTGTCGAAGATGCGCACCGAGTCGGCCTCGCTCGAGCCGTCGAAGTAGTAGGCGTAGACCACGCTGACGAAGCTCTGCTTCTGGTCGAACTCCGCCGCATAGAACCTGGGGCGCACCCAAACCCGGGGCAGGGTGCCGGGTGTCTCCACCTTCTGAAACACGCCTTCGCCGATCAGCTTCTCGATGAGCTTCTTCCGATCCGCCTGCATCGCGGCAGACTTGTCGATCGTGGCGACGGGCGCCGGCCGCGATGCCGTAGTAGGCACGCTCTTTGCTCCGCCGTCCGTGCGCCCGCCGACGACCGCGCCAATAATCCCGATCACGAACAGGATCGCGATAATAGATACCAGCCCCCTCAGACACCCCATAGTTCCTCCACAGCCGCCTAACGCGACCTAACCTCAAATAAGATCAAAGCAGGGCAGTGGGTTAGTGTCGAGTCCCGCCCTCTAGTTGACGCGGTCGATAAAATCGTCGGCGTTAAGCACTTGAACGCACGGTGTAAATTGCGCACTGTAGCAGTGGGCGTAGAAACCCGGACCAACAATATCGCCGACCGCCCCCAGTTGGACTGGGGCGACATCCTTGCGCGGTTTTGAGCGGGGATGCGGCTGAACACATCCGCCTGCAACGGGCGGATGGGAACGCGCTTGGCGGCGCGCTCCGAACTCGGCTTAGGCCGGGGGCGGGCGTGCTGTCCAAGGGGGAACCCCAAAAGCGTCCGGCCTGTCTTGTTGGCAGGTTTCTACCCCCCGGCTGCACCGGTGCCATGGTGTGAGCTGGTATTGACTAGGAATTATGTCCTATGACACAGTGAACGAAATGAGAACACGGTGGGGCGGGGGAGAAGGTGGAACCTACAACTGAAGAAGACGACAGGCGGGCGCTGTCGGAGATTATCTGTCGCCTGCCGCCTTGGGCGGTGACCGAGTTGCTGACCGCCGCACGCGCAATTCCAGATCCTTTGCCTGTTCAAGCAGATAAGCCTGCCAATCAGGATACTCTTTCAGGCGATCATATATCGCCATCAGTTCATCGCCTTCCGGACCGAGGCCGGCGCCAGGGGCGAAATTAGGATCGATCTCCTGAATCGTTGCATTCAGTGCCCGGGCGATCTCTGGCAGTTTTTTCGTCGTGACGTTTTCCTCGCGCTCGAGCTGCGAAATGAGCTGCTGGCTAACACCAGCCTTCTTCGCGAGCCCCGTCTGTGACAGGCCCTCGCGCTCCCTAAGCCGCTTTAGATTCTCGGGTATTCCCATGCGGCGCAATCTACCAGTTAGCTTGTAACCTGAAACACAAGTTTCCTAGTTGACGACCATGCGAGTTATCTACTAGATTGCTTGTATGGCTACGCTCAAAGACCACATCGAGAACGCTGTTAAGCACTACGGCTCGCAGGCCAAGCTTGCTGAGGCCCTTCGGTGTTCGCAGCAGCAGATTTCGTACCTCCTCAAGGCATCGAGTGTCAGCGCCGAGATGGCGAAGAAGCTCGACGAGGCTACGGGTGGCGCGGTGTCTCGCCATGATCTTCGCCCGGATATCTACGGGCCGGCTCCTGCTCAGGGCAGGGCAGCATGACCCAGCAAGCCATAATCCTCGGGCTTCTTTGGTCCGCAGTCGGTGCCCTTGGCGCTGGCATCCTCATCGCGGAAATCGCCGACCTGTTCAGGAAGGGGCGCTAGATGGCCCGCGTCAGGCGCATAGGTGCTGCACTGGTGCCGACCGACGCTCAGCTCGCCAAGAGCGGTTGCAGCCTCCAAGAGTACCGCCGCATGCAAGACATCGGCGACGGCATGAGGTTGCTTGGCGCCACAAAACGTCAGACGCCGCTCGGACGCTACACCTCTCAGCGCCGTGACGCTGGTAGGCGCGGCATAGAATGGAAAATCACCCTCATCGAGTGGTGGCACGTGTGGGTGTCGTCGGGACATTGGGCAGAACGCGGCCCCGGTCAGGGTTACGTGATGTGCCGATTTGGCGACACCGGGCCTTACGCGGCGAACAACGTCTACATCGCCACAAATCCTCAGAATGCTCGCGATGCGGCGAGAAAAGACGACCTGCCGATGGGCGTGTACCGGCAACACAACGGCTTCCGGGCCAAGCGCTCGCTTGGTGGGCGCTGCTACGAACTCGGGCTGTTCCAGACGATCAGCGAGGCCGATCGGGCCTATCAGGAGTTCCAGTCTCCGCCAGCTGCGTCGGGGGGCGTGTAGATGTCCGACACGAAGCTCAAGGCCTACATCGACCGCGTGCTGCGCAGCCGTGAGCGTGAGGACGCGGAGAAGGCCAACACCAAGGCGATCTACGCCGAACTCAATTCCGACGGCTACGACAAGGCGATCGTCGGCAAGGTCGTGAACCATCTGCGCAAGGACCAGGACAAGGTCCGCGAGCAGTCCGACCTGTTTGACACGTACCTCATCGCCTACCTCGGAGCCTCGCACGTACATGCACGTGCGAGGGACACCGAGAACGAAGATCACCCAGGAGGCGAAAATGCGAACAGCGTCGGGAAAGCCGACGCATCGCATGCCTCCCTGCGCAGCGGTAGAGAAGCGGCATCTCGCCTGGCTCATAACCAGGAAATCGCGGGTTCGAGTCCCGCCCCTGCAACCACATCCACAGTTCCCCAGCACAACGCTGAGGAAGCGGGCGAGGGCACTACCGCGGCGTCCTCGCTCGCCGATATTCCCGAACCGGAGACAGGGGCTTCCTCCTCCCCTTCTGTCTCCGAGGCTGGCGGCGAGAGCGCTATCCCTGCGGCTGCTCTCGCCGTTCCATCCGCTGATCGTTCCAAGCCGCACCCGTGGTGCAAAGACCCCGAAGATTGCGGCGTCGAGGCAAGCTGGGATCACATGTGTTTGAGCTGTCATCGCCGCATGGAGAAGGCGCTTACCGAGCGCCCTTCATCGGTGCTGCAATGATCCGTTCCACCAACAAGCATCAGATGAAAGCCGGTACGGCGCGGGGGCGCGCGCCTGGGGTCATGTACCGGCTTACACCTGCTGCTGACTATGCGCAGGACCGCGTTCATTCGTTCGCGGTTGGCTCCGTCCAGGATCTCCTCCCCCTGACGCAGCTCCGTAGACTTGGCCGAGGGCGCATTGCTCTCGGCTCTTTTACCGGCTCGAGGGGCGGCGCCAACCGCACCCTCGCCAGTACCAACCATACCCTTCGCGATTGCGTCCGTAAGTGCTTCGCCGAGGGTTCTAAACGTCATTTCCAAGTCTCCGACTGCCTAGGACCCGAACCTAGGCAAGGAGACCTCGTAAATGTCCAAATCATCGTTGGAGAAATCAGAAATGTCTGAGATCGCGTGGGCGTCGAATGCGCTTCAAGAACGCATCGCACCGGTCGGAAGTTCACAGTTTGTCGAAACGCGCATCCGCAAGGCCGCCACTGCCTTGGGGTGGAAATTCAGCCGCGCCAGGACGGTCTGGTACGGCGACGAGCGCGTCAGCATCAAGCCGCGGGAATTGCGGCGTATCGAGGAAGTTGCGGGGATCCACTATGGCCGAGAAGAAATCAGGGACGTCGACGCGCTCATCAGCAGCGCCGACGCTCTCCTTATGGGCGTCAATTCGGATTTCTACAGCGCGTTCGCTGCTGCGCTCCGCGCGGTGGCTGGCGCTGTGGATCGCTCCCGAGCTTCGAAACGAGACCGGTGAGGCCGAGGAATGAGCGTCTATTTCATCAAGGCTGCCAATGGCCGCGTGAAGATCGGCTACAGCGCCAACCTCGAGCGCCGTGTTTCGGAGTTACTCCGGTTGAATGGCGGTGAGTTTCTCGGATCGATCCCAGGCGACCGATCGGTGGAGCGACACTTCCACAGCCTCTACCGTCGCCACCGCCTTGCGGGAGAATGGTTCGAGGCAACCGATGAGATGCTGGCGCTGATTGCCGCGCTCGCCGTTCCGGAACTGATCACGGACGCAATCAAAGACCCGCCTGCCAAGCTCCGGCACATGGACTTGAAGTTTGCTCGGGAGGTGTCGGACGCCTTGTCAGAGACGGTGCTCGCTATTCGCCACAACGAGTCGATTGGCGAAGTGGTCGCGGCGTTGGCGCCTGCCTTCGGTCTCTCCGAGGCTCGCCTTCGCGCGATCATGGATTGCGAAGTCGATCACGTCACCGCCGCCGAATACACGCAGATCATGCGCAGTCCTGAGTTGGCTCGCACGGTCTTTGCGGAAGCCGCCTCCTAACCTCACCCATCAGTAGGGGCCGCTCTGATGAACCAGATCCTCGCAACGCTCTTTCGTCCCAAGCCCTTCAGCTCCCGTGCGGTGATTGCCGGGCTTCGTGACCAGATCATTGAGATCGGAACGCATGTCCGGTTTCTCGAGGCGGATAAGCCCGTTCCTCAGCCCCGCGACGACGACGGCAGGTTCGTCAGCAAGCGCGAACTCATGCGCCAGCAGATGGCCGATGCGTGTTCGCACCTCACCCCTGAACAGCGAGCAGCAGCCAAGGCTCGCGGGCTGGAGAGGAAAGCATGAGCGGGAAACTGCGGGTGCTCGACCTGTTCAGCGGCATTGGCGGCTTCAGCCTTGGGCTGGAGAGAACGGGCGGGTTTGAAACCGTGGCGTTCTGCGAACTCAAGCCACGGGCACGGGCGGTGCTGGCGAAGCATTGGCCGGACGTTCCGTGCTTCGAAGACGTTACCACATTGCGAGGCGCGGATGTCGGAACAGTTGATGTTATCTGCGGAGGATTTCCCTGTCAGGACATCTCCCTCGCCGGGTTGGGAGCGGGTTTGGACGGTGCCAGGTCCGGCCTCTGGTCCGAATACGCCCGCCTTATTGGCGAACTTCGACCCCGCTACGTCATCGTGGAGAACGTCGCAGCGCTCCTTAGTCGAGGGCTGGACCGTGTTCTCCGGGACTTGGCCGCGCTCGGGTATGATGCAGAGTGGCACTGTATTCCAGCTTGCGCCGTTGGTGCCCCTCACCGACGCGACCGTCTCTGGATTGTGGCCTACGCCGGCCGCGATGGACACGGGGATCTCGACGCCCCTCGAGAAGATACAGGAGCGTCGGACGAGGATCAAAGCCAAGCGGATCAACGGCAACGGGTTCGGACTGAGCCTGGGCGAAGCGGTCCGCATGTGGCCGACGCCGAACGCCGGGGATTGGAAGGCGGGGATGAGCAACGCGCCCGGCCGACAGCAATCATCCCTGCCGCGTACGGTCGGTATCGTGGAGGGAGTGACTTCGGGGAAGCGTGGAGGGCTGAACCCGACGTGGGTCGAGTGGCTCATGGGGTTCCCTCTGGAATGGACCGTCTTGAAGAACTGGGCAACGCCGTCGTCCCGCAAATCCCGGAAATCATCGGTCACGCCATCCTCGAAAGCATGAGGGCTGCAGCATGACGCTCCACCCCCATAAAGACCTAGCTACCGCAGTACCCGCTGACTTTGAACTTCCGTGGAACACAACTCGGACAATGGCCGACGTGTGGAGGGACGAGGCCCAACGTGAGCGCTACCGGAACCTCCTGATGGTTCACCGCGCCGCGGCCAATGCGCCTCAAGTCAAGATCACGCCGGCTGGCAAGATTGCCTTCGCCGGTTACGACAGGAGCGAAGTATGAGTGTTGGACCCTATGAGCAGTCTCTGCGCGACCGGGCGATCACTGCCAGGCGCAACCTCGTCGGCAAGGTATCCGTCGACGTCATCAAGCGGATCGCCCTCATCGCGGCAACGCCGGTGAAGAAGCGCGGCCCGGCACCCCAACCGATCGAGCCAGCGTATCTCCCTGAGGAAGCGCCCACGCCGCAGCTTGGCAGCGCCCGCATCATCAAGGAAGTGAGCCTGAAGCATCACGTATCGGTCGGTGAAATCCTGAGCGATATGCGCTCCACGTGGATTGTCGCTGCCCGCTTCGAAGCCATGTACCGCATTCGCGAGGAACGACGCCTGAGCTGGGCGCAGATCGGCCGGCAGTTCAATCGGGACCATACATCGGTTTTGCACGCTTATCGCACGCACAAGAAGCGGCTGGAGGCTGATGCATGAGCGACGATGAGGAATTCCCCATCTATTCGCTGAAGAACGCATTGGCGGTGGTGCTGCACAACATCGCCACACCTGAAGGCGAGGACAAGTTCCTTAGCACTCATCCGGGCCGAGGCCTGTCAGTGCTCGAGATGGGCATGAGCAGAGTTCACCAGCATCCTCTGGCCGGCCGCCACTCAGAAGCCGCCCCGGCGCTTGAGGAAGCCGTGAAGGCGCTATACGGGCGGGCGGAGCAACTGTGCGACAGCCCCATTGAAAGGAACCTGCTGGCGGCCCTGGTAACGGGCTGCTGGGCGTTCAATCCGGCAGTCATCCCAACAGTGCTGAACGTCAAGGGCGATCAGCGGGTGCCGAAGAACGACGTCACCATCGTGCCGCAGCTCACGATCGGTCGTTACCGTCTCGACTTCGGCATTGTCATCGCCAAGGGCGGTCAAAAGCACATCATCGGCATTGAGTGCGATGGCGCCGACTTCCACCAGGACAAGGTGAAGGACTTTGACCGCGACGAGTACCTAGCTGCCTTCGGCGTGCCAGTGCTGCGCTTCCAAGGCTCAACGCTCCACCGTGCGCCGATCAGCATGGCGGATGCCATCATCGACGCGATCACAGTCTGGCGGGACGAATGATCGATCTAGCCCAAACCATTGCCAACATGGAAGCGCTCGGCATGACCGAAAGCGAGATCGTTCGCTCGCTGCGCTGCATCCAGAATGGCGTGGTTGCTCCGGTTCGATCGGCCGGCGCTGAGCGCCAGGCGCGCTACCGGCAGCGTCATGCGTCACAAACCGTAACAGGTGACGTAACAGGTGACGCAAACGCCTTCCCCGATAAAGAAAATCCCCAGACCCCTAAAGAAATTACCCCAACCAAATCTAGCCTATCCCCCCCTAAAGGGTCCCCCCTTTCCCAAGCCGAACCCACCGAGTTCGAGGTTTGGTACGGCGGCTACCCCCACAAGATGCAGCGCGGCGCCGCAGAGCGAGCATTCAAGGCAGCTCGCAAGATCGCCAGCCTCGAGGTGCTGATCGCTGGGGTGGCCCGGTACGTCGCCACCAAGCCGGCCGATGTGGCGTGGCGCTACCCGTCAACGTGGCTGAACGGCAAGGGCTGGCTGGACCAGCCGGACGAAATCTACCCGCTAGCTCGCGGCTCACCGCCTCAACGCAGCAATCCGCTTTCGGACGCATTCGGAAGTTTCGACCAGGGGCCCAGATATGACGATCTCGATACCGCATCAGCTCAAGGTACTGTTCTCTACCTTCCCGCAGCAGCCCGGTGATCTGGCTGCGCAGATCGAGGCCTACGGCATTGCGCTCGAGGGTCACGACCCGCGCGATATCCAGGCGGCGGTGCGCAGGTTCATCCGCGGCGAGGTCGAAGGCCACAACCAGAGTTTCCCGCCTACCGCCTCAAAGATGGGCGGCGTAGTGCGCAAGTGCATGGCCGATCGGTTGGACGACGAGCACCGCGAGCGCATGAGCCAGCCGCAATTGCCGCCGCCGGAGATACCCAAGAGCGCCGAGTCACGTCAGCGCGTGCTGAGGAAGGCGGAGGAGACGGTGCAGCGCCTTACCGATGCGATGCTGACGGACGACGCCAGGCGCGCTCGCGGCCCTCGCTACAGCATCGGTTCCCCCGAGTCTGACGACGCAGCAGCCTAACCACTTCAGAGCGAGAGAGAGGCATCATGAGCGAGACAAAGTGCACAAGCTGGTTGGGACATCGTTTCGAGGCTCGGTACTCAGTCACCAACGCGGCGCTCAGTCATCTGATCGAGCATGCCACCTCGATCGAGAGCCTGCCGAACAGCACCATCCAATCCATGCAGGATCGGCATTACGAGCGCGATATCTGCGTCCGGTGCGGGTTCGCGGTTGAGAAGCACATCGAAATCTCAGGGGAGCCCTCCAATGTCTAACCCCAATACCATCATGAGAGACGAGACAATACCGGAGGCTTGGCACACGTTCGCTGAAGCGCCGCCTGCGCTGTTCGATGTCGTCTGCCGCTACTACGACGCGGGGCTGAACAAGTTCCTCATCCAGCGCTTCACCAACTGCTTCATGCAGGACGGAGTGCTGGTTTGGCCCTCGCCGTTCGTCGGTTCCGAAAGCGCCATTGACCTCCAGAAAGCGGGCTACCGAGCGGTGCTTTGGATGGATGCGCCGGAAGTCCCTAGCGCCTACCGCGAACTGCTAAACGGGCCTGCTGACCATGACTGAGGGGGAGAACATGGTGGAGAGGCTGGCACAGGTGCTGTGGGACGCCAGGATCGCGCCGGGAGGCGGTGGCCGCACGTTGATGCCGTGGCCGTTCTGCCCTGAGCACGACTGGTGCGTGAACACCGCCCGCGCCGTCATCGAAGCCCTTATGGAGCCGACCAAGGAAATGCTGGAGGCTGGGAACACAGAGGCGCGGGACTGGATAGCCATCGACGGCTACGAGTCGACGGGCTTCTACCCCGATATTGACCCGCAACTGGCCTACGCAACCTTCACCACAATGCTCCGTACCTCCCTATCTCAACCCAATGAAGAAGGAGAGGGGAAGTGAGCGACACGCACCCCTTGCTCCGCATGATCATGAACAGCCCGAAAGCGCGGTTCAAATGAGCGGTGGCACGGCAGATCCGGGGTTGGTGGCGCTGTCGGCACTCGCAATGCTGTGCATCGGCTTCTTCGGCTGGTCAGTCACGCTGGTGCTTCTTCTGGCCTTCTGGGCGATAGGCGAAGGCGGCGCTGAAATCATCGACTATCTCGTAAATCGACGCTGAGAGACTAGCACATCCACAACCCAAGGGGCACCAATTGGGCAAGCGCGGACCAAAAAAGCAGTCAGGCATCCGAGAAGCAGGCGGGCGTCTATCCCGCAAGCCAATCGAGAAGCAGGCTCGAGACGCCTCGAAGATCATAGCCGAGGAATGGGAGACCATGAACACGGCCCTGATGGCTCGCCTGCGGGTCCACAAGGTGCCAATGGACAAGCTGCGGGACCAGATGGCTGGCAGCTACATTGGCCGCCTGTGCCTGTCTGGCGAGATCACACACCAGCAGTTTGACGCAGCTCAGGCGTACCTGGCTGACCGTCGAGACTATCACATGGCCATCGATGCGCCAAAGCAGATGGGCGCCGTGGATCTCAACGCGGTGCATGGTCGAAACCACGGCGAGAACGTCAAGCGCTCGCAGCAGTCGGTGGCGAAGTTCGAGGCAGCCGATGCGGCAATCCGTGAAGCGCAGACCGTGCTCGGCAACATGGGCAATCTCTACGCTGCGGTATCGCTGTGCATCATCAACGACGGTGAGTTGCGGCACATGGTGGGCGATGTGCGGCTGGTGCTCAATGCATTGGCAAGGCACTATGGGCTAGATAACAGGAGGGCGGCGTGAGCGATGTGAAAGAAGATACGTCCATTGACTTGAAGGAAGTCGCCACCGCGTTCCGGCGCCTGATGTACAATGCCTACGTGGCAACTCTGGTGGGACACCCGGCGCGGTCAACCGAAAGGTTCGGGGATCGGATGAAGCAACCACAGGTCGGTGATTGGGTGACGGAAACCAGCACAGTGTACCGATCGCGCGGGACTGAAGACATCGACGCAATCGGGAAGCTCGAGGAGATAGCTTGGGAACCTGTAGATTTCGGTGATCCAGAGTTCGTCTGGGACGAGGCAATCGAAGGCGGGCCACATCCGAAGGAGAAGGTGTTCTACATTCGGACCTTGGATGGTCGGCGGTTCCGCTGGGTCAATGCCGACTTTGTCGCAGCGCCTGTGGACCTAAACCTCAACCGCACTTGACATCCTAAGCCAAATCATACGACATAGTTTCCAACATGCGCTTCTGCGCACACAGCGGCCCCGTGGTTTGACCTCCCGGGGCCTTTTCTTTGCCCACCAAGCCGATCTGTCTCAACGAGACCCCGGCGGAGGCTCCCCAACATGGCCTACAGCCCAGAAGAAGCCCAATCGATCAAGGATCGCGTCTGTCTCGAGATCACAGAGGGCAAGAGCCTTCGGTCGATATGCGAAGCTGATGATATGCCAGCCGCCGAAACAATCCGGGTCTGGCTGATTGAGGATGGCGAGTTCTCTGCGCAGTACACGCGTGCGCGGGAAGAGCAGGCTGACTTCTACGCCGACGAGATCATCGACATTGCGGACACGGCTAAGGACGCGAACCTGGCGAGGCTGCAGATTGATGCCCGCAAGTGGAAAGCCTCCAAGCTGCAGCCGAAGAAGTACGGCGACAAGATCGACCTCAACCACTCTGGCGCAATCGAGCACCTGACGGATGAACAGCTTGAATCCAAGCTCGCTATCCTACTCGGAAAAGCGGGAGTTGGCCTCCTTGCTGGAGGAAGTGGAACGCCGGAAGACGAGGCGTAAGCTCTTCGACCTCTACCCGGCAACAGGTCCGCTGCGGCGCGAACTCTATCGCAAGCACATGGAGTATTTCAGGCTCGGTGCGGAGCTTGGCGTCAACGAGCGGGCCATGATGGCTGCTAACCGTGTGGGCAAGACCTACGGCGGTGGTGGCTATGAAACCGCGCTGCACCTCACTGGACTTTACCCGGATTGGTGGGAAGGGCGGCGCTTCAACCATCCGGTGGATTGGTGGGCTGCCGGCGATACCGCCGAGACAACGCGCGACATCATCCAGTTGTGTCTGTTGGGCCCAGTAGAGGATATGGGCACGGGCCTCATTCCAGGCGACTGCATCATCGGTGAGCCGAGCAGGCGCCGCGGTGTGGCTGACTCGGTCGACACCGTCGCGGTTCGGCACAAGAGCGGCGGCGTCAGTTCGCTTGGCCTCAAGTCCTACGATCAGGGGCGCAAGAAGTTTCAGGGCACGGCCAAGCATGGTGTGTGGCTCGATGAAGAGCCGCCGCAGGATGTCTACACCGAATGTCTGCTGCGCTTGATGACGACGCAGGGCCTCATGATGCTCACGTTCACCCCGTTGTCCGGCATCTCGGAAGTTGTCCTTCAGTACATGAGCGAGGATCAGCTTGCGGCACTTAGTGACGGCAACGTGGGATGATGTCCCGCACCTCAGCGCAGATCAGAAGCAACAGCTTTGGGACGCACTGCCTCCGCACGAGAAGGAAGCGCGCTCAAAGGGCATACCGGGGCTAGGCGAGGGCGCCATCTTCCCAGTCTCCGATGAGAGTATCCTCGTAGACCCGTTCGAAATACCGAAGCACTGGCGCCACATCGGTGGCCTCGACTTTGGCTACGACCATCCATTCGGTGCGGTGAAACTGGCGCACGACCTCGACACCGACAGCGTCTACGTGACGGCGGAGTATCGGGAGCGCAAGGCAACGCCGGTCATTCATGCCGCTGCGTTGCGACCGTGGGGCAGTTGGTTGCCGTGGGCATGGCCGCACGATGGTCTGCAACACGACAAGGGCTCGGGCGAGCAACTGGCGCAGCAGTACCGCGACCAGAACCTCGACCTGCTGGCAGAGCGCGCCACGTTCGATGACGAGACGAACGGCGTTGAGGCCGGCCTGTCCGACATGCTGGTTCGAATGCAGACCAACCGGTGGAAGGTCTTCAGGACCTGCCCGCTGTGGATGGAAGAAAAGCGGCTCTATCACCGCAAGAAGAATGATAAGGGCAAGATCGCCATCGTGGCTCTTCGCGACGATCTCATCAGCGCCTCTCGCTACGCACTGATGATGATCCGGCACGCGGAAATGAACCAGCGAGCGCTCATGCCTCAGGTTGAAACGGATTGGGTGGCATGACCGCGCACACGAGCTTTCGCCAAGGCCAGCCGGTGTTCGTCCAACTCAAGTCTGGCGAGCAGTTCATGGACAAGTTCCAAGAGCGCCGCTCCACCCATGTCGTCCTTCGCAAGCGAGGCAAAGTCGCAATGACCGATCTTCGCGCTGTAAGCATCGCAAGGAAGACCGATGACTGAAGGTGTTCGAACGTTTGCCGACGCGCTGCGCACCATCATTGCCCACTGTGGCGATATGCGCCCGCGCTACATGGTGATGTCTGAGTACGGCCATGCTGCGTTCCATCTGTCGCTTAAGGCAGAGCAGCAAGCATGGGACCGCCGCCGCCTGAAGCGCGAACTGCGCAAGGGCAACCGCAGCGTCTATTCAAAGGCGGCGCTAGATGGCTGAAGACATCGAGATCGAAGGCTCCGATCTCGGCGCCATCGTCGCTGACGAAATCCGTTCGGCCAAGGGCTATGACTCGACCGAGCTAAGCGACAAGCGCACCCGTGCCATCGAGTACATGCGCGGCGAAATGAACGATACGCCGGCGCGGCCCAACGGCTCGACGCAGACCAGCCGTGACTTCGCCGATACCGTGTCGTGGATCTTGCCTGGCGTGGTGCGCGTGTTCACCGCCTCGGATCAGATGGTCCAGTACGACAAGGTGCGCGAAGAGAACGACGACTGGGCACGTGACGCCAGCGAGTACACCAACTGGTCCTTCTTCCGGGAGAATGACGGCTACAAGATCCTCTACAACGCGACCAATGACAGCCTGCAGCTCGGCAATGGTCTGGCGGCTTCCTACTGGGAGCCGGAGCGCGCAGAAACCCGCTGGTTCCGTGACAAGACTGAGATGGAGCTTACCATCCTCATCGAGGACGAGGGCTGGCAGCCCACGGGTGTAGCAAGGCCCGGCAAGCCGACGCAGGAAGAGGTGATTGACGAGGCAACCGGCCAGCCCATGCTGGTCGATGTACCGACGCTGACGGTCAAGCTCGCCAAGGTATCGCGGCCGGCGAAGATTTGCGACGTGACGTGCAAGCCTGAGAACCTGTTCCTCAACCGCATGGCGACAACCATCGAGGGCGCACGGTTCGTTGCCTATCTGCACGATGACAAGACCCGCTCCGATCTCATTGAGATGGCCGACGACTACGGCTGGGACAAGAGCGTCATTGAGGAGCTGCCATCGTTCAGCCGCGCTGCACGGCGCGAGGTGGATACGGCGCGAGATGACGACAGCCCCTATGACCACACATCGCCGGTCAAGTCCGGTGATCCGATCGACCTCTACGAGTGCTACCTGCGCGCTGACCGCGACGGGGACGGCATTGCGGAGCTGGTGCAGTGCTGGTTTGCCGGGGATACCGGAACCGGGGCGCTGCTGAGCGAGGACGAATACGAGGACGAGTGTCCGTACACCGACATTCCCTGCTATCCGATGCCTCACCGCTTCGATGCGCAGAGCGTGTTCGACCGCACGGCCGATGTGCAGCGGGTGAAGACCGTGCTGCTGCGTCAGGCGCTTGACAACATCTATGCTTCGAACCTGCCGATGCGCGAGGTCGAAGCGGGAACAGTCGATAACCCCGACATTCTAGTCAACCCCAAGTTCGGCGGGATTATCTGGCGCACCAAGGGCAAGGCGACGGTCCCGATCGTACCGCACACCGTGCCATTCGTAGCCGACAAGGCGTTTATGGCCATGCAGTACATGGACGAGATGATTGCCAAGCGCACCGGCATCTCTCGGACCACCATGGCGCTCGACCCCGAGGCGCTGCAGAACCAGACGGCGACTGCCGCGGCTCAGCAGCGTGACGCCGGCTACTCGCAGATCGAACTCATCGCCCGCAACATGGCGGAGTTGGGCTGGTCCAAGTTCTTCAAGAAGCGCCTGAACATCGCCATCAAGAATGGCCTGGTGCGGAAGATACCGGCCAAGGACGAAGAGAACGGCTTCCGCGAGATCGACGCCGGCAAGTGGGACCCATCCATGGCGGTGACCATCAACGTTGGGCTGGGCACTGGTTCGCGCGACCGCGACATGGCGATGCTCAACAACATCCTCAATGGGCAGATCGGCATGGCTGATCGGCTCGGCGCTGCTGGGATGACATCGAAGGCCATCGAGTTCCTGCCCAAGATCCGGAACACCGCGGTCAAGATCGCCGAGTCGTCTGGCCTCAAGAATCCGGAAGAGTTCTATCCCGAGGTCACGGACGACGAGGTTATCGAGCTTCAGAAGGCAGCATCGCAGCCGCAGCCTGATCCGGCGCTCGAGCTTGAGAAGGCCAAGGGCGAGGTTGCTGCCCAACTGGAGCAGGCTAAGGGCCAGACGGCCATGCAACTGAAGCAGGTCGATGCGCAAGTGTCGATGCAGCAGGCGCAACTGAAGGCTGAGGGCGACGTGGTGAAGAACCAGGCCGAGCTTGAAGCCGATCTCGCCACCAAAGCAGCAGACCGTGAGAACGCGATGCTCCTCGCCCAGCAGGAAGCGCAGCTCAAGCTCACGATGCAGGCCAACGACCACGCCTTCCAGCTTCAACTCGAGCGCGAGCGCATGGCCAATGCCGCGCATATCGCTTCGCTGAAGCCCGACCCCAAGCCGAGCGGCAAGCCCGCATAGGAGAACCACAATGGCCAACTATTCAGGCAGCGGGTATTACGCATCAATGAGCGTGACCGCGGTAGCCGCAGCTATTCACGCCAACGATGTCATGGGAACCATCCAGGCTCTCACATGGCTCGACAAGGACGGCGGCGCAATGCGGGGCGGTGAACTGAAGATCGTCAGTTCCATGTTCTACATCGCAGATACCGCGCTGATCGCGTCGGAAGCTGGCTATACGCTCAAGCTGTACAAAAGCTCCCCAGCGAGCCTTCCCGCCGACAATGCGGCATGGGACATCGCCGCGGCTGATCGGGCGATCTACCAGGGCTCGCTCGCCATCGGCACGCCAGTCGATATCGGCTCTACGTGCCTTGTCGAAGTGGATACCTACACCAAGCAGATCACGGTGGGGTCGACGGGCATCACCTACGCGGCGCTTCAGACCCTTGCCGGCTTCACTGCTACCGCCACGGTGCGCAACATCATCCTTCACGGCGTGGCCCTGTGAGCGCTCTCGCTGATCATTACGCCAAAGAAGCCGAGCGACTGCTCAATGACGACGTGCTGGCTGAGGCATTCACCGCGGTTCGCATGAACGCGCTCGTCGCGCTGTCAACTGTCGACGCTGACAACAAGACCGAAATTCTGAGGCTCCAGGCCATTGCCGGCATCCTCCCCGACGTTGTGGACGCGCTGAAATCACACATCATCGCCGCTGGCGGGATGAGTGGTGGCGTCGATCCCAACCAGCCGACCAGCGAAAGCTGACCCCGGCTTTACTGCCACCAAAGGACCCCTACTCATGCCAATCGACAATCTCCCTGGCGTTGAGCCGGGGCCTGTTGACACGACTCCTCCGACCGAAGCTTCTTTGATCGAGGACATCTCCAATCTTCTCGATGACGACCCGGAAACGGACCCCGCCGAAGAGAAAGAGGACCAAGCGACAGCCGATGCAGACGATGGCGATGAGCCTGATGTCGACGTGTCGGAAGACGTTGAGGACGAGGCTGAAGCCGACGATCCTGACGGCTCACAGGAACCGGAAATCAAGGGCGGCCGCTTTGCACCTGACAGTGCGAAGGTCACCCTCGAGGACGGCTCGGTGATCACCGTTGCGGACCTGAAGCGCAACAACCTGTTCCAGCGCGATTACACCAAGAAGACGACCGAGTTGGCTGCCGAACGCGAGCAGATCACAACCCGGAAGTCGGAGGTGGATCAGCAGGCTCAATCACTGACGCAGCTTGCGGAACGACTGACTGTCTTTAGCCAGAAATACCTGCCTCAACCCCCGGAACCGTTCACCGGCACGCCCGACACCGACCCGCTCGGCTACATGACCTACATGCAGCGACGGGAGCAGTACGAGCAGGCCGTCAGCGAGTTCAACGGCATCCAGCAGGGAACCTCGCAACTCACCGAAGAGCAGCAACGTGCCAAAGACGACCAGGCCAAGTTGGCGTGGGCGGCTGAGGCGGCGGCTCTGGCGGCGAGCGACAAGTTCTTTGCCGACCCCGTCAAGGTCGAAGGCTTCTTCAAGGAAGCTGTCGAACTGGGTGGCAAGGCCTGGGGCCTCACTCGCGATGACATCGCGAACTTGAGGTCCGGCAAGGCCTTCCGGGTCCTTCGCTCGGCTGTTCTCTACGAACGCGCCAAAGCCAAGGCTCAGGGGGTCAAAGAGCAGGTCAAGGCAAAGCCAGCAGTGCCAATCGGCGGCCGCAGGGCCGATCCGAATGCACGGGTCTCCGCACAAAAGCAGGCGCGGTCTGAGCGGCTTCGCGCGACCGGCAGTTTCGAAGACGGAATTGCCGCGATCGAGGACCTCATTCCCTAATCCGGAGCATCCCCCATGGCACAGGCTGCCAATACCTATGAGACCTACGACGCCGTAGGCAACCGGGAAGAGCTTGCCGACAAGATCTACATGATCACGCCGGAAAAGACTCCTTTCCTCTCCCTCGCCGGCCGCAAGGCCGTCGTCTCTGTCCACCCCGAGTGGCAGACCGACACCCTCGGCTCCCCCGACACGGCCAACAACCAGCCGGAAGGCAACGATTGGTCGTATGACGCGATCACCCCCACGACCCGGATCGGCAACTACACGCAGATTTCCGAGAAGTCGTTCCTGATCTCCCGCACCCAGGAGAACACCTCCAAGGCGGGTCGGAAGTCTGAAAAGGCCCGTGAAGCGGCCAAGAAGATGACCGAGCTGAAGATCGACATGGAAGTGATCGGCCTCAGCAACCAGGCGGCCTCGGCCGGCTCTGGCAACGGCGCCACCAACCGCACGCTGGCCGGGCTTCGTGCCTGGCTGACGACTAACGACAGCCTTGGTGCTGGCGGGTCCTCGGGCTCGTTCTCCAACGGCATCCAGGGCGCCGCGACCAACGGCACTCAGCGTGCGCTGACCAAGGCGCTCATTGACGAAGTCGTGCTCTCCACTGCCAACGCTGGCGGTGAAGCCGACGTGCTGATGATGAGCAACTACAACAAGACCGTCTCGTCGCGCTTCCTCGATGACGCCGATATCGTCCCGCTCCGCAAGGAAGTCGGGAAGGGTGCGGCAACCATCGTCGGTGCGGCTGACGCCTACCTGACGGACTTCGGCCTCGTGACTTTTGTGCCGAACGTCCAGATGACCCGTGCCGGTGCGGCTATCGCCCGCAACGTGTTCCTCATCGATCCGTCGATGGTGACCTACGGCATCTTTGACGACATCCAGGTCCACAAGCCGGCGAAAACCGGTGACGCGGACAAGTATGTCCTCAACGTCGAGTACACCCTCATCGTCAACAACGAAGCTGCCCATGGCGTCATCGCTGACACCTTCGGCATCTCGGCAGCGGCATAAGGAGACCTGATCATGGCATATCCCATGCAGACTATCACGGTCACCGGCTCCACGACGCTGACCAAGGACAACCATGCCGATACGCTGGTTGTGCACAACGCGGTTGGCGGCGGCACCCTCACGCTGCCGGCATCGAACGGCGACGGCAAGTCCTTCGAAGTCATCGTGCACACCACCGTCACCTCGAGCCTGATCATTGCGGTGGCGAATGCTACCGACGTGATCCGGGGCGGCGTGGCGATCTCGACGGACGTTGCGGGTATTACGATGCTCGCGGGCGGCACCGACGACACGATCACGATGAACGGCTCCACCACTGGTGGCCTGGCGGGCAGCACCGTCAAGCTGACCGACTACAAGGCCGGCTTCTGGCGGGTGACGGGCTTCCTTGTCTCGACAGGCTCCGAGGCCACTCCGTTCTCGGCGACCATCTCGTAAACCACGAGCAACCGAACCATCGCGGCGGGCCTTCGGGTCCGCCGTTTTTACATGGGCGCTCCCGGCCCCAACTGAAGGATCTTCGTCATGGCCGCTGAAACCGGTTTGACCACCTCCCGACTGCTCAATCGCCTTGCCTACGATACGGCGAACATCGCCTCCGACATCGGTGTTGTCGCCAGTGCTGACCGCATTCCGATCTATGACGTGTCCGGTGAAATCGCTGGCTACACCACGGCCGGCGCGTTGCTCACCGTGCCGCCCGTCACCCTGACCGCCTCGACTGCCATCACGGCTGCTTCCCACGCCAACCGCACGCTGCTGATGGGGGCTGCAGGCGCTGCGCTGACCTTTACGCTCCCCGCTGCAACCGGCACCGGCAACAAGTACCGGTTTGTCGTTTCGGTGGTGAACACCTCGAACTACCTCATCAAGTCGGCGGTTGGCACAGACCTTATGGAGGGCTGCCTCATCGGCGACGATGGCGCAGGCGTCACGACTACCTTGCGGTGGCAGGCGGGCGCGACCGACGACACCATCACGCTCAACGGCACGACCACGGGCGGCGTCGATATCGGCGACTGGATTGAACTGGAGGATATCACCTCCGTTGGCTGGGCCGTTCGCGGCGTCATCAGCCAGTCCGGCGCCGAAGCTACGCCGTTCAGCGACACTGTCACCTGATAACGCAGGGCGCAGTTCATTCCGCGCCCTTTCCATTGAAAAACAAAGGACAATCCGATGCCCAAAGGTATTCCGAACCCCAAGCCGTTTGGCGGCAAGGGCGATCACGACGACAACGGAACCACGGGCGGCGCTCATGCGTCCGTCGAAGAGAAGGCTGCCCCGCTGGCGCCATTTCCGCCGACGCCAATGGACGACATCGGCCACACCCCGGCTGTGACTGCCAAGATCGAAGCCGCCAAGCCCAAACTGGTTCCGGTGCGCCTGCTGCGCAACTACCGGCCCATGACGAGCGTGTTCGAGGTCGTCGGCTACCACAAGGAGCCGATCATCCGTAAGCGCTCCGACGGCAAGATGGTCACCATCGAGGAAGGCGGGTTCTTCAAGGAAGCTGATGACGTGACGGGTGTGGTGCTCAGCGCACCTCCCGCGATGGTCGGAACTGGGTTCGGCGATCGGCTGAACGTCGGCACGGTCGTGCGGCTGCCTCGCGAAGAGGCGAAGCGTGCTCGCGACCTGAAGATCGGCGAGTACGAACTTGACGAATAAGGTCAAGCTCTCCGAAGCCGACTGCCAGAACGTCACCTGGCAGGTGGTTGAGGTCACGCCCGAATACCGGCGCTCGATAGGGCGGGGCACGCACCCCGCCACCGGGCTGCCCATCGAGGTGATGCGTACCGAATTCCTCGCTGACGAGGCGCTGCAGGCGCTCAACGCCGAGCGGCGTAACAACACGGCTGGCAAGCGCTGGTCGTCGGGCATGGGCAGCGACAAGGGCGGCAACATGCCGTTGGTCTCAGTCGGCTCCATCCCGCTCAACAAGCTCTATTCGGACGTCGTCCCCAAGATGCGGGAAGGCGACAAGGACCATTTGCGCTGGTTCCTGAACCGCGACGAAAACCTGCCGTTCCGTACCAGAACCGGGAAGCTGTAGATGGGTCTCGCCAACTACTCAGAGCTGAGCACGGCCATCGGCACGTGGGAGGAACGCACTTTCACGTCTGGTGAAACCGACGAGTTTATCCTGCTCGCTGAGGCCAACGCCAACCTGCGGCTGGCTTCGGACTATCGCCGCCGCGGCAGTGCAACCATTAACACCGACAGCTCAGGCGTTGGCACGCTGCCCACCAGTTTCATCGGTATGTCGGCGCTGACCCGTGATGTGCTCGGCTCGCTGCCATTGAAACAGGTCAGCTACGGCGCCTTCATCGAGCGCAACCCCTACGAGATTTCCGACGACGCGCAGGTCTACGCACTGCTGAGTGCAACCACGCTGATCGTCTCCCCGGTCACCGATGACAATTTCCTCGCGGTCTACTCGACCGTTGTCCCGGCCCTGACGGGTTCGAACACCACCAACTGGCTGCTCACCCTGGCACCGCACTACTACCTGTTTGCCTGCCAATCAGCGGCGGCTGCCAAGTTCAAGGCCTACCAGGAAGCGGCGATGCTCGACAGCAAGGCCAATGACATTCTCGATCAGGTCATCTCTCAGGGCAACGTCGCTGAATACGGCAATGCCGAACTGACCATGGCGATGTGCACGCCGTGATCCCATACGGTCCCCTCGCTCCCGATGCCGGCGAACTCGAGCCGGGCATCTGCCTCGTCGCTGACGGCGTTTTGCCCCAGCCGGTAGGGTATGGCCCGGCACCAGCGCTGAACGTGGCTGTAGGGGCAGGAGCATTGGCTGACGACCCGCGCGGTGTGGTGTCGGTGGTCAAGAACGACGGCACCTGGCAGGTGTACGGCTTCACGGCGACCGAAGCCTACAGCATGGGCGCCGATTACACGTGGACGGCGCTCACGGCCACGCTGAACGTCACGGCAGGCGATGACGTGTCGGCCATCCACTTCGGCGACTACCTGCTGATGACCAACACCACGGATGGGCTCGAGAGCTACAACGTCGAGACGCCTGCCGGGTTTTCGGCCATTGCCGATGCGGGAGATCCCCGGTTCATCTTCACTTTCGCCAACAAGGTGTTTGGCCTCGATTGCCTCGATGACCAGGGCAACCGGGACAACCGACTGATCCGCAATTCTGACGACAACGACTTTACCAACTGGACGACGCGGGCTGCCGACTATCAACCCCTTGCCGATGGCGGGGCGCTGCTGTTCGGGGCGGACCTGAAGGAAGGCGCTGCCCTGGTGCTGCAAGAGCGCGCGGTGCGGCTGCTGCAGTTCGGCAATGCCGGTGGCGGCGCGCAGTACTCGCTGCACACGGTATCCAGCGAACTCGGCTCGGTTGGGGCACGATCGTGCGTTCCGTACGATGGCGCAGTGTATTGGCTGGCGACGGACGGCTTTCGGCAGTTCACCATGGGCGGCGGTATCAAGACCATCGGCGCCGGCAAGATCGATGAGTGGTTCTTCAACAATGTCGACCAGGGCGCGCTGCAGCTCGTGCAGGGGCAGGTGGACCCGTTTACCAAAATGATCTGGTGGCGCTTCAAGGCGCAGGGCGCTTCGTCCGATGTGATCTTCGACCGGATGATCGGCTATTCGTGGCAATGGGACCGCTGGGTCACCAACTCGGTACAGACGACCTATCTCGCCAATCTCGCTACTCCCGGCGTGACGCTCGACAGCATGGACAGCTACGGCGTTCTCGACAGCATCGATATTCCGCTGGATAGCCGCGCCTTTCAGGGCGGGCAGCCGCTGTTCGGTGCGCTCGACAGCACGGCAAAGTTCGGCACGTTCTCGGGCGGCAACCAGGCGGCAATCCTGACCACCAGCACGACCAACAGCCCGGTTACGACGCTGATTGGCTGGGCAACGCCGATCGATGATGCTTCGGCCGGCACGCTAGAGCTAGGCGTCAAGGATGAACCCGCCGACTCCATCACGTGGAAGACTGGCGCGGCGAAGGTCTCGAGCGGGCGGGCACCATTGCGGGGCAGGGGCAAGAACATCGCGTTCCGGCGTCAGGTGTCGGCTTCAGCGACTTGGACCTATGCGCGGGGCGTTGACCACGTGCAGAGCGCAGGCGGTGGCGTGCGATGAGCATTCTTGTTGCCGGCCAGCCGCAGACAGAATGGTCCCGCCTCACGGACAACACGGCGACGGTGATTTACACCGCGGATAAGCGCACTACGATCACGGCAATCGCGGCTACCGAGAACAACGGCGGTACCCCGACACTGGCGATATGGCGCCTCAAGGGTGCGACATCCTACTTCCTCCGCAGCACGCTAGCGGTGACGGCGCGGCAGCGGGTGCTGATCGATGAAGTGCTGGTGCTGGATCAGGGCGACATCCTCAAGGCGCAGTCCAACGATGCCTCCGGGCATTTCGACATCACCGTAACGCACCTCGCTCCGAGCGCACTTCAGAACCGCTGATGCAGATCCAGCCGATTGGCGTGGTCAGGCCCGGTATTCGGGTCTTCATCCGGCTTGAGGCCTACGAAGACAACGGGCAGGTCGTCTGCCTCATTCACACGCTGAGCGGGACCATCTCGCTTGGTCCGAAAGCATGGCTCAAAGCCGTGCGCGACGAAATCGGCAAACTCGAACGAATAGCCAAGGCGGCCGGATGCGCGGAAATGCGCGTCGAGGGTCGCGATTGGTCGCGAATATTGCCCGGGTACACCCACTGGCCGGCCGGCGAAGGCCATGGACTGAGAAAGGCGCTCATCTAATGGGTTCCAGCACGAACAAGACGACCACCACCAGTGGTTCGGCAAGTCCACAGGTCACTGCGACCGTCAACAAGCTCGCGACGGGCATTGGCAACGCATATACCCCCGGTGCGTCGTCCTATGTGGCACCGTCATCGACCACCAGTGGCGGCTGGCAGAACTCGCTCGATGCGGCCAATAACTCCGGCTTCAACAGCGGCATTGCCGGGGCTCTCTCGTCCTATGGCAATCGCGCGGCTGGCAATGAACTCGGCCTCAACGATCCGCTCTATGCTCAGCAGCGCCAAACCCTCACCGATGACACGCTGACCGGCGTCAATTCAATCTTCACCGGCTCGGGGCGGTTTGGGTCCGGCTCGCATGTCGGCACAGCCTCGCGGGGCTTGGCCAACGCGCTAGGCGGGCTGGACACACAGCAGCGCAACGAAAGCTACGGACGCCAGTCGGAGGCGGCAAACCTTCTCCCCTCGCTCTTTGCGGCCGGCCAGCTTCCATCCTCGATCCAGCAGAGCGTCGGTGCTTCGATGGATGCCGACAAGAAGGCACAGGAAGGTGGCGTGTGGGACTACCTCAACCGCGCCACTGGCACGCTCAGCGGGGCTGCGGGCTCGGCGGGTACCAACACGACCACAAGCACTCCGACAGCTCCATTATGGCAGCAATTACTTGGGGTTGGGCTCAACTTCTTATGATGAAGGTGAACTGAAATGGGCATCGCATCGCTGCTCCTCGGCGAGAACAACCCGTTCGCCCAGTGGACCAATCAGAACCAGAACCTGCTCGGCGCGATTGGTGCTGGGCTGGGGCAGGGCCAGAACATTCAGGGCGGGTTGGCTGCTGGTCTCGCTGCAGCACCGCAGGCGAAGCAGCTTGACCTTGCCGCATCGGAGAAGATGAAGGCCGAGAAGCTTGCCGAACAGCAGGCCAACGCCACCCAGAATTGGCTGCAGTCCAATCACCCGGATCTAGCGCAGATGGTACAGGCTGGAATGCCTGTGTCGGAAGCATGGTCGACGGCTATGCAGCGGATGCAGCCCAATGCCGGCATGAAGCCGATGGAGATCAACGGCCAACTTGTTGATCCTTCTACGGGTAAGGTCATCGGTGACTACCGTGATCAGGCAGGCAACAGCATCAAGCCTATCGAGGTCAATGGTCAGCTCGTAGACCCTAATACGTACGAAGTGCTTGGGGACTTCCGAACCGCTGAGGGCGGATCTGGTGGCGTCGAGTACGGTGTAAACCCGATCTATGGCCGACTGGATGACGGCACCATGGGTATGGGCGTTGTCGGAAAAGACGGCAGCTTCAAAAAGGTCGACACCGGTGGCCTACAGGTACTCGGTCCCTACGACACCAACGCATTGAAG